ACTAGCTGTTCAGGGATTTCATCCCGAGCAGCAAGAGTAATGAAGCATTTCATCAAAGCACCGTATCCGTCCAATTGATCAGTGCGATCAACGGGGCTTGGAACCCACGCTTTTATTTCTAAGCGTTGGAGACCACAATTCCACCTTTCGGCGGATTTATAGCCCAAGTATGAGATACGGCCCAATGCCGAGGAATTCTCGGATACATAGGGCAAAGGCCCTAGTATTCTCTCTATGGTTTTAAACATGAGAGAGGCTGTACGCCAATAACCCTTTAAGTAAAAGGAGTTAGCTGACGCAGTCCAAGAGATAATTCGATCGGCTTGTTGCCTGTTCTCAGGGATTGGTTTTCTAATGTAAGTCGGTGTAACTGACTCACCTTTGAAACAATCTTCACCACATGACTCTCTGAAGCTTCCGCTCAAGAAAGTCTTATTGGTGTTTACCTTGCAATTGTATTTTCGCAGGTAATCGAGAACAGTAACCGCATACATCGTGGGGACAATTATATCATCCCCATAGATGTGGACTCCCCTCGACACTTTAAAACATGTCGAAGGAGTCACAGGAAGGTTAAGTTTCTTGAGGAGAGCCACTACACATATCGTGTAGAAATACATGGCTTCCACAGGAAAACAGAGAGCAGAACCCATAGACGCAAACTTCTTCAGTGGACCGATTACTCGGCCACTTGGAAGTTGTGCGTGCGTCGAACGACATGCTTCAATCGCATCCTGAAGATCAGGGTTTGATCGGAACATCTCCATTGCAAGATCATGGGGAACCCGGTCACTTGCATCAGAAAGATCGATCGTTGCTAATCGACCCGTTTTCGACGACGACATCGCGAGCTTCTGGTTAACAGATTGGTCACGAAAATTTACGTGACCCTTCGTTAACCAGTTGGATTCGATGGCCCTATAGAGGGCCGCTCGAATTCCTTGTTGCACATATTGTTGGCAACAGGGCTCAATTGCGATGATTCTAGGGCTTTTAAGTGTTTTAGGTACTGAGACCACCCTAACGGGTAGTTCCAGGGCCTCTGGAACGATCGATACCATTTGGAGCTCCTTACTATCGCTCGGACACCCAATAGGGTACCCGTTATCGATAATAGGGAAATAAGGCTCCAGACGATCGTGCCAGCTAGACCAAGAGTACTTTTCATTTCCATGAAGATACTCTGCGGTCGCGCCGGGACCATGCTTCGGAGTACAAGTGGAAAGTTCGATTGAACTAACCATAGGACCCCAGAGCACAGAAGCCACGCTAATAAACTCAGCGTGGACCTCTTCCGGCACTGAAAACACGTCAAAAGACTGCTCAATGGCAGTGTAACTTGAGAAGGCGGATGTTTCCCTTTGTTGGGTGCATCCAATTTCAATTTTTGCGAATGCGCGACAAATCTGTCTAACGCATCCGACAATAGTCGAAATATCCTTGTCTTGTTCATTGTCAATACCTCCTGTCTCTCGGTTGAAAATATGACCGAGCATACCTTGCAACAGTGCAGGGATTGCTCCATTCTTTCGAAATCTTCGAAAGGATGTTGGGTCAATCTTCCCGTCTGCAAGACTTCGTTCGAAGTCGCTGCAGAATTGGGGAAGGGTTATCGTAAGAAACGATATCCCCTCTTTTTCAACCCGTGATCTCATAGTTTCGAGATCACGTAAATCGGAGACATCAGCGGTACACTTCATGCAAGCATCTACATAGATGCTTTGCATGAACTTCATATGGTCACTTGCGTTGCTTTTCAAGGTACCTCCTAACTAGGGGGAAATCCTTCAAGCTACGACATTTGCCTTCCTGACACCCTATTGGTGTCAGGCAAACGATCACCAATACGGAAAAACCAAAGAAAGTGACTCAGGCTGAGATTTAACTCTCAGTCCCAATCATCTTATCTATGGCCGTATTGTCCAGCCAGGTCTTAAGACCGGCTATAAGCTGTTCCACTTGCGCGGTTGTAAACCCATAAATGGGTCTATCAATCACACAGTAGAAACTAAGCGTCTCGTAATCGTTGACGTTAGTCAACGGGTCCGCGACGATAGCGCGTTGGTCGATCCGTACCATCGATCGTTTCCGATCGGCGGATACGGTATGAGATATCGTTAAACGATAACTCTCATCCGCGAGTTGGTAGACGGATTTTGTTCCGTCTGTCAAATATCGCGGCATAACCTTCGCGACAGCATTAACGGTGACCGTTTGAGGGTCGGAAAACATAGTAGTTGACCTCCGAAGTTTTGCGGAGTTATCCTATTACAGATCCAATCCTTTCCAGGGGACCAAACCTTGGTTAAAGTAATAGGCAGATAATCCGAACTGATAGTGTACAACCTGGTGCATGACTTTTAATGCATGCGGGTTATACCTAGAGCAGCAAGGATTGCAAGTTGTCTTGGACTTAAAAGGTTCCAAGACAGGCCAAAGCCATAAGGGGTACTTGCACCATTTCTCACTTTCTCGGTCCATAACAAGGGCCAAGAAGCTGAGATAGTGCCATCTTTGAAGGGCAGAGTTTGAACAACAATCTGCTCCGTCGACTGATGGCTCGACACGTACAAGTATCTGGCCGCGATTGCGTCGATGGCTATATCTGTCATTGCATCAATATTGACTGCAAAGTCAGAGAACCAATCTACCAACCACGTCCAAGGTGTTGCACGATAGATAATCGATGGCGTTATTCGAGCTCCATAAATCGTTAAGTAACGATTTACGGAATTCCAAGCCGAATTATAATCCGGTAATGACGCATCGAACTCTGGACGATAATACTTATATGAACCTACCGCGGAAATATAAGAGTGCTTTCGCTCTCTTATTTCCCACGTCGGGTTCACACCAGTAGCGAATAAACTCTGCACGAGATAGCCTACAGGTTCAACCTGCATGCCAGTCCCGCGCGAGATTACCGTATCTGTCCATTTATCTTCGAGAACTGCTCGCCGTCTAATCCACTTATCATTATTAGCGGTTAATCTGCTTTTAATGGCGTGGAAATCTTGAAAAGTTGTATAAAACTTCTTAAGATCACCTATAAACGGCGTCCACCCAAATTGGTGGTTGAGAAAGTCGTCTGACACCCTTTTAGGTGTCATAATCCGGGAGTTCGTGTTTCCACCCATTAGTCTCCACAAATCGTGGAACCTTCTGGATGTAGACTTAAGCATACGAGGGATATCCCTCGTCTCTGCTATAAAAACTCCAGCGGAAGCTTTCTCAAGTTTAGGCCTAGTTTTCATATAGGCCTGCAATTCCCAGCTTGCTGTAGATAGCTGCGGGAAGGCCGGCGAAAGCCAGCTTTTCCAGTCATAACCATTTCCCCAATGAAGAGGTAAAAATCCCCCTTCATAGTGGACACGACCAGTTCCGATTCCATAAAAGGTTTCGGTATGATCGTGAGAATGGTAGTGGCCCGAAGCTATTACCCGTTGTTCGGGAAATTTCACGAGACGAGACGCAAAATTATCGCCTTCCTTATAAGGTGGTCCCTTGTGAATATAATCACGAGTGACTTGACCTTCAGAAGTCGATAAAGACACGTCGGTACTTAATGACTGCCCAGGAATGGGAGTCAATATACCGGGTGTTACCTCCAAGGAAAATTTTCCAAGGGGTAGGCGAAATTTGCCCGCCGTAGTACTATTACTAAGGGGGGCTTCTTTCGATCCTCTAGTGCGCGTTCGTGGAATTCCAGACATAGCTGTGAAACACTCCTTTATGGATTGTTAGTTCTAGTTGTGATTAACAACTAATTGCAACTGCTGAACTAACGAAAAGTAGACTTTAGTAAATCTACAAAGATTAGTAGCCGTACCTAGGACGCATAGAGTCAATCAGGATTTACACCCTGAAAGATTGTCTTTGCGCGTCAGTAAGAGACTTATCCTTGCGGAGAAGCTCTTCAATCTTGGCAATCGTGTCCAGTGATAAACTGAACAAAATAGCCGCGATTTGTACGACTCGTGCGAATTTTGAAAGCTTAGCCATGGATCTCCTTTCTCACGAAAAGAGTACCATGGAGCGATCTCAATCCGCGACTAGTCAGAGTAGACTATTTATATGTCTACCTATCAATGAAGAAAGTCATCGCTGACTCTCCAGTCACCCCCAAG